GTAGAAGATGATACTGAACATGCTCTTGATGAAGTAATTTGTGAATATGGTAATACAGAATTTAACGAGTTTTCGCAAGAGCATCTTACTCCAAGCCCCGTCATCCTCTCTTACAGAGAAATAAATAAAGACGAATATCTAAGGATGTTCGACGAAGACAATGACTACCTAAAGAGCTGGACCGAAGAGCAAAAGCTCAAATTCATCAACAAAATTAACTATGACAAGCCAGAGCCTATCGGCGGCTAAAGGAGACTAACATGACGCATTGGGGTTATCATCTTATTTTGGATTGTTCTGGGTGCAGCCACTCGGATATCACCGATCCAAATGTTATTACCGACTTCGCCAAGAGATTGGTAGAAGGAATTGACATGGTTGCCTATGGCGAACCACAGGTTGTTAAGTTTGGTTCGGGCGATAAGGCTGGGTATACGCTCGTTCAGCTTATTGAAACCTCAAATATTTGTGCTCATTTTGTTGATGAGAACGACACTATGTATCTTGATATTTTCTCTTGCAAGCCTTTCGATCCTTCGAAGGTGATCGAAATTGCTACTGGCGCATTTAAGTTTCAAAAGTATAATACTGCATTTATCGAGCGTCAAGCTCCTCCTATGGAATTCACAGAAGAAACGATTACAGAAGTAACGACTACTGAATAATTTGGAGATTTGTTATGGTAAATTATATTGGTATGGCTAGTTATGTCGGTCGACGTGTTCCTAATGTAACTTTTCGAACACGTGTTCGTGATGAATCTGTTGGTGGGCCAAATCCTTATCGTTGGCAGGACATGAGCACTGCTGATTATTTTGCTGGGAAGCGAGTTATCCTTTTCTCGGTTCCTGGCGCTTTCACTCCTACCTGTTCGATTTTTCAGCTTCCTGGGTTCGAACAGATGTACAATGAATTTCAAGAGCTTCACGATATTGATGAAATTTATTGTATGTCGGTGAACGATTCTTTTGTTATGACTGCTTGGTCGAACAGTCAAAGCATCTTCAATGTTAAAGTTATCCCTGACGGTAATGCATCATTTACTCAGGGTCTTGGGATGCTTGTTAACAAGTACAACCTTGGCTTCGGTAAGCGTTCTTGGCGTTATGCCGCTATCATCGATGATGGTTTGATCGAAGCTTGGTTTGAAGAGCCAGGTTATCGCGATGAAGCTAACGATGATCCTTATGGTATTTCTAGTCCAGAAAGCATTATGGCTTACCTTAATTCTCAGGCTACGGAAGCAGAACGTAGCTGATGCGTATCCTTGTAACAGGTGGACTAGGTTTCATTGGTAGTTTTCTTGTGGAAAGATTGATGCAGGATCATTCAGTTGATGTTGTTGATGATCTTTCCACGGGCGACGTTAGATGGATGGTAAAGGGTGATGTAAATTACTACCTCACCGATGTTGTTAGTTTTTGTAAAGAATCAGTCAAAATATATGACGTAATTTATCATCTAGCTAACAACGCTAGAATTTCTATGTCGTTCGACTACCCACAAGAAACATTGCTCAACAACTACCAGAGTACGATTGCTATTCTCGAGTACATGCGCGAGACCAATCCCTCTGGTAAGCTATATTATGCATCATCATCGACGACTGAATTTACCGACAAGTTTAATAATCCATACACTTTTTCCAAGAAGGTATGTGATGACATTTTATATTTGTATAACATGCACTTTGGCATTGACTTTTCTATTGTAAAGTTTTATAATGTCTATGGTTCGATGAGAGAGAAGGATTTGGGTGAGTACACCACAGTCATTCGTAAATTCAAGCAGAAGGTTGAGGAAGACGTGCCTCTACCCGTGTATGGACCAAATCGCCGCCGTGATTTCACTCATATCGATGATACAATAGATGCTCTTGAACTTATCCTGAAGAAGAATGATATGAACAGAGTTTTCCATATTGGTACTGGTCAAAACTATTCAATCCAGGAAATTGCCGATGCATTCGACCACTCTATCGAGTATCAGCTTGACAAAAGACCATATGAACTGCACACAACATTGAGTTTGCCTAACGTTCCTGGTTGGAAAGCAACCAAGGACGTAATTAATCACATTAAAGAATGGAAAGAGAACTATGCCGTTAGCTAAAGATGAACTCAGCGCCAAGGCGATGGGTGGTAGTGAATTGATGAAATACAAGCTGATCGAGCGTCTCCCGAAGGAGCTGACTGATCAGTTTCAAATTTTCGTTTCTCGCATTCAAGAGCCTTTGAATCCTGATCTTATTAAAATTTATTGGCATCAGGACCTACCCGAAGATCCTAATTCTATTGGACCATTGAAGAACAATGGCTGGAAGAATTTCGACATGTTGGTGTTCAATTCTCATTGGCAGCAAACTGGTTTCCAAAAAGCTTTTAACATTCCTTATTGGAAGTGTGTTACCTTGTGTAATGCTATCGAGCCTTTTGAAGTTAAAGATAAGCCAGATCCTTTTGAGAAAGTCAATCTTATCTATCACACTACTCCTCATCGTGGGTTAGAAATTCTTGTTCCTGTATTCGAAAGACTAGCAGAGGAAGACAAGAATATCGTTCTTGATGTATATTCGAGCTTCAATATGTATGGTTGGGGAGATCGTGACGCCCAATACAAGGCACTGTTTGATCGTTGTATCAATCATCCGCAAATCAACTATCATGGTTACCAGAAGAACGAAGTTATTCGCGAAGCTCTTGACAAGGCTCATATTTATGCATACCCGTCAATTTGGACCGAATCTTCTTGCATCAGTTTGATGGAAGCTATGTCATCTCGTACTCTGTGTGTGCATAGTAATCTCGGCGCTCTCTGGGACACTAGTGGTGGTCTTACTCGCATGTACAATTTTGATGAAGATCCTAGCATGCATGCTAGTCGTTTCTACTCTGTTCTAGCGGATGCTATTGATTCTGTTCGTACAGATAATCTTGATACAGAGCTAGGATTTGTAAAGTCTTACGCTGACATTCGTTTCAACTGGAAACGTAGAGAAGTAGAATGGACATCTTTGATGAACTCTTTGGTTCTCAAGAAGGCTGATGGCAACCTTAAGAATCGGAACGAAAACGAAGATAGATTTATCTACAGAACATAATGTATAAATATATGCAGTTCCCGTTGAAAAAGGTAATTTAATGGATAACGTTATACCGTTTCCTAAGAATAATAATAACCCATACGCCGCCCCTGTAAATTTAGAGGAAGTTGACTCTAAAATTTATCAATTGAAACAACATCATATTAATGAAACGCTGGCTACTGTTATTCCTATGCTTTTCACGTATCTAGAATCAGCAGGGTTTGATTTTGCTGACATGGACGAAGATGATGAGTTGATTGATGATCCTAACGTTAAGGATGGCGCCTTTATGGTAGAAGCAATCAGGTCTTTATTGTGTAAGCATTACAATATGGACCACCCGTTCCAACAAATATCAGAAAACATCTTCGAACCTGATCTATCCAATAAGGGAGTTTTCAGTTTAGCTAAAAAACTCCATATTGAATTTAAAAACCTCGAGAAAGGAAACAGCTGAAAGCTGTATCGTAATGATTATCGTTGATCTCAACCAAGTGATGTTGTCGAACCTGATGGTTCAAATTGGCAACCATACAAATGCTAAAATAGAAGAGAATATGGTTCGCCATATGGTTCTCAATTCTCTTCGCTCGTACAAGTCTAAATTCGGTCAAGAGTTTGGTGAAATGATTATCGCTTGTGATAACACCAACTACTGGCGTAAGCAGCTGTTCCCTTATTACAAGGCGAACCGTAAGAAGGCTCAAGAGAAGTCCGAAATGGACTGGAAGTCTATCTTCGAATGCATGAACAAGATTCGTGCTGAGCTCAAAGAATATTTCCCATACCGTGTTATTGATATTGAATCTGCTGAGGCGGATGACATCATTGCGACTCTCGTTAAGGAGAAGCATGAGGAACAGAACATCCTGATCCTTTCTGGTGATAAGGACTTTATCCAGCTCCATAAGTATGATGGGGTTCAGCAGTATGATCCTGTTCGCAAGAAGAAAATTTCTCATCCCGATCCGGATCGTTATTTGATCGAGCATGTACTCAAGGGAGATAGTGGCGATGGCGTACCTAACGTACTCTCTTCTGATAATTGCCTTGTTATTGGGGAGCGCCAGAAGCCGCTGACTCAGAAGAAGATGGAGGCACTGATCGAGCTTGGTCTTGATGGTAAATTTGATCACTCTTTGGCTCGGAATTATGCACGGAACAAACACTTGATTAATCTAAGTATGGTGCCTGGCACTGTACAAGAGAAGATTCTAGAATCATATAATGCACAAACCGACAAGGGTCGTGAGAAGATGTTTAATTATTTCATTGCTAACAAACTTAAAAACTTAATGGAAAACATAGGGGAATTTTAATGGCTACGAGAATTGGTGTTGCTGAATTTTTAGAGAATGTGTCGAAATTTAAAACCAAAGAAGAAAAAGTACGAGTATTGAGAGAGAACGATCATTTCGTTATCAAGACAATCCTTCAAGGAGCATTCGACTCTCGTGTCAAGTGGCTATTGCCAGAAGGTACTCCTCCCTACAAGCCAAATGATCTTGTAGACCAAGAAAATGTTTTGATTCATGATGCTCGCAAGCTTGTTCATTTTATCGAAGGCGGCAATCCTAAATTGAAGCAGAACAAGAGAGAGTTCATGTTCGTAGAAATGTTGGAAACAGTCACACCTGCCGATGCCAAGCTTCTTTGTGCTGTCAAAGACAAGAAGCTGCCATGGAAAGGCATTACAGCAGAAATCGTCAGCGAAGCATATCCGGGATTGATCGCATAATGAGCAAGGCTACCTTCAAGAAATTTCGTAAGAATGACTGGTCCTACGATGATGAAGAAGAATATTCTGATAACCGTAGTAACTACCTTGAAAAGAAGAATCAAAAGAGAGTTGAACGTGCCCTTCGCACCAGGGATATCACCGCTCTAATTGAAGACGAAGAAGACGAAACTGGTTTCGAAACAAACTATTCAAAGTTTGAGGAAGATAATCTGTAATGCCAACGTACAAATTTCTTAATAATGAAACTGGTGAGGAGCATACCGACTTTATGGGTATTTCGGCTCTAGATGAGTATTTGAAGACTAACCCACACATAACGCAACTAGTTAATGGTGCACCAGCCCTGTCGTCTGGTAGAGGATTGAAGAAGCCTGATTCGGGTTTCAGAGATTTGCTCAAGACTATCAAAAAAGGCAACTCAAAGGGTATCTCTAGGAGTACGATTAACACATTTTAAAAAAGAGTAACAATGACAACAGAAAGATTGACTAGAAAAGAAAAAAGAATACAGCGTCAACAAGGTGGAAAGGAAGAAAGCGTTCAAAGAAACAATTTGAGCCTAAAACATTTCGAACCATTAACAGCCAATCAAAAGCTAACGTATCAAAATTTCAATCACAAAAATTTGATGCTACATGGCATGGCTGGTACTGGTAAAAGTTTCATCTCGTTGTATCTTTCTTTGAAAGAAGTCATCAAAACTGACAGCATATATAAGAAAGTCGTCATTGTTAGAAGTGTAGTGCCTACCAGAGATATGGGATTCCTACCAGGAAACAATAAGGAAAAGGCGAAGGTATATGAAGCACCCTACTACGCTATCTGCTCAGAGCTCTTTGGAAGAGGAGATGCTTATGAGGTACTTAAGTCCCGAGGGATTGTGGACTTCATATCTACTTCTTTCATACGAGGCATTACTCTTAATGATAGCATCATTGTGGTTGACGAGATTGCCAATCTGACACTGCATGAGCTTGATTCGATAATCACTCGTGTAGGTAAGAACTGCAAGATTATCTTCTCAGGAGATTTCAGCCAGTCTGACTTCACTCGCGAGCAGGATAGGAACGGACTCAAGGACTTCATGAAAATTATTGACAGGATGAAGTCCTTCGAATTTATTGAATTTAATGAAAATGATATTGTGAGATCTGCGATGGTCAAGGAGTATATCATTTCGAAACACAGATTGGGTATCGCTGCGTGAGAAAAATATTTGAGCATGAGTTCTTTACGCCTTTCAAGCTAGAACGAGTTGTGATTGATGGAAAACGTCACTATGTGACTCCCGAAGGGGGGAAGTACAAGTCAGTCACAACTATCCTTGACGAGAAGCTGGATAAAACTGCACTCCTTGAATGGAGAAAGAAAGTCGGCGATGCTGAAGCCAACCGAATTTCAACACAGGCAGCGAATCGTGGTACTGCAATCCATGACATTGCAGAACACTACCTACTCAACAACGAAAGCTTCCCAAAGGGTTCTATGCCGGCAAACGTAGACACCTTCAGGCAGCTTCGTCCTATCCTCGATGAGCGTATCGGCAAAATCTACGGTCTTGAGTATTTTCTCTATTCTGACGTACTCAAGACTGCTGGTGCTACCGATTGCATTGCTGAGTTCGATGGTATCAACTCTATCATTGATTTCAAGACATCAAGGAAGCCGAAGAAGGAAGAATGGATTCAGAGCTATTTCCTTCAGGCAACCTGCTACGCTATGATGGCCGAGGAGCGGCTGGGGATGGTGATTCCTCAAATTGCTATCCTGATCGCCGTTGACCACGAGGAGCCTCAGGTATTTGTCAAGCCCAAGTACCTTTATGAAGACGAGGTTCGTGAACTTTTCGCTTGACAAATATCCGCTTCTAGGCTAGAATGAAAATTGGGCTAACGAAGGAGTGGTGAATATGGCTTATTCTAAACTTGCTAACCTTGTGAAACGTTATAATTCTACTTCTAAGTCTAAAGGTTTTCTAAAAATAAGTGAAATACCTGCCTCTAAAAAGTGGGCTGAATATAGTATTGATGAAGTTGAAATTCGTAAAATGATGAAAGGCGTTGATTTTATTGAGCGTTTTGAAGCTGAAAAAGCTTTAGCTGTGATAAAACGTAAAATTGATTATATGTATAAACACGAAAATTTTGACCTTTCTGAAGCTACCTTAATGTATAAAAAATTGAAACGGCTAGTTGCTTAGCTTAAGGGGGAATTTCGGTTCCCCCTTTTCCGTTACATTTTTGAAACGATCTTTTCGAAACAAATTCCTTGACTAATATCAAAAAGTACGGTAGAATGAATAATAGGTTGATGAAACGGGAGTTCTCTGAATGCTTAAGCCCTCCGCTACCAAACTCGCTGCCTCCGCCAATACCGCCGACTTGGTCGCTGCTTTCCTCGCTCGTGGTGGTGTGGTTGCCCCTCAGCCCGTAGCCGTCGCCGCTGGTTTGAGGAAAACTCGGTACGTCAAGCGTATTGCTAAGGTCAAGGTTGAGATCGTAGCTTGAACGTAACCTTGAAAGTTCTCAGCCCTCTTTGGGCAAATCGGGCGGCATACGCCTACCCCATAGCTCAGTTTGAGTCCTACACCGGACCAGTAATGCCTAGCCCTAGCTGGGTTGGTCAGGACTCAATTTGTATCGGAACTGGCAATAAACGTTTCCCGTTTCGAGTGATCGAAAAGGCGAGGATCGTAGACTATAGTGAAGCTATAGCTACCCCAACCGTTTCAAAAATTGTAACGAATGTTAAGAAAACAATTCGCTTTACAAATATCAAAAAGTACGGTAGAATGAATAATAGGTTGAAGACGGGGAATGGTCCCCTACCTAAATCTGGTGAGGTTGTTATGGCTAAGGTCAAGTCTGCTACGGTTGAAAAGCATGGTGATAAAACTCGCATCGCGATTGAAATTATGGAGGCCAACGTAGGTCGTACCTACGACGAGGTTTCCCAGCTGATTGCCGACGCCATCGGCGTTGATATCGGTCGTGCCCGTGTGTACTACCGCCATAAGGTGATCAATGGTCTCGCTAAGGGCTATAGCCCTGACGTTCGCCCGTGGGAGGTGAAGGGTACTCGTACGGCTACGCCGAAGGCTCCCAAGGTTGCGAAGGCTCCCAAGGTTAAGTCGCCCAAGGCTACCTTTGAAAAGTCGGTCCGTGCGATCAATGCCAAGGCGGCTGCTAAGACTTCTGTCGCTGACTCGTCTGAGGCTATTGCCATGGTCAAGGAAGCCAACCTCGCTCGCCTTCGCGAAGTTTCTTCCAAGCTCAAGACCAAGAAGGTTCGTGACTTTGGCGAGCGTGTAGCGGCTGAGGAAGGTCCTGGTGTGCAGGATTTTGATCCCCGCCTCGCCCGTGAGGAAGTTGACGCCATTCTCCGCGACGAGCGTTTGATTGGTGTTTGCCCTAAGTTCGTCCGTGAAGACGTTTGATTAAGGTTGGTTTGGACCTACGGGTCCATTCCTCTCAAGCTGATTACGGTCGGCTTCAGTGGAATGGTTTCTAGGAGATGACGATGACCGCTCTTGATGAACGCATGAACGAGGGTATTGACCGCCTGATCGCTACTCTCGAGGAGATCAAAGCCAAGCAAGGCGGATACGCCATAAAGGCTTTGACCGTGGCTGAGGTTGGTGAGCGAGCCAAGAACTACGCCGAATACTGGGACTACAAGCTCACCGATTGGGCTAACGACTGAGGAGATGATGATGTACAAGATCTACGGTGACCACAATTTGCCTACTGAAACTTTGCTCGAGGAATTCAATTTCGTCGACTCTGCACGTGATTGGTTTTACCGATACACTCTACGTGATCTTGGTGGCTACAAGTCGGTTACGCTTTTGAGTCGCGATGGTGGTGTTCTTAAATGCCTCTGGGCGAACGACTGAGGAGTTGCTCATGGACATGCTACCTTATATCTTCTCGATGCTCGCCTTCGGGTTCATCTGCTTTTGTTTCGGTGTGTACAAGGGCGCTCATCATGCGGTACAGCGGATCACAGAGGAGTTCAGCAAATGAGCAATTTACCTGTCCTAGTTTATGATCGCTCGCAGCTTTATGGTCATCGTCCAGAAGCTGATGGTAGCTTCGATCAGGAGCCGCCTGTCGAAACCGTAATTGATTCTGAGCAGATCAAAGAAAGGGTTATGGAGTACCTTGGTGCAGTTCTCGCTCGTTGTTGGTATGACAAGCAATTGCTTCGTGGGTTAGAAGCTAATGCCCATAGGACTCTACGTCATCTAGGTATCTTGCTGCCTGATGAATTAGAAATTTTCTTTGAAAAAACAACCAAAGAGCGTCCACGTATTATTATCTATGAGTGGAACAAGGAACGTACTTTCAAACGTAAAATCTGCTACTTGCAGATGATAATGATGGCTGGTCGATAGGAGATCCACAATGGCTAATATGTCTTACTGCCGTTTTCACAATACCCTACTCTCTTTCAAAGAGTGCTTCGCTGAGATGGAAGAAGTGCGATGCTTCGCTGAGATGAAACTGAGCGAAGACGAAACTCGTGCCATGTATCGGTTGGCTTCTTATGCTCGCCTGTACCTCGAGCGTTTTGACGAGCTTCAGCAGGAAGAAGAGTACGAATTTGCCCGTAATATGGAGAACACCGATGGCGATTGATCCACTCAACATCGCCCGCTCGATCGAAGCAATCAACAAGCAGCTGCTTGATCTTTGCAATGAACTGATTGACGCCGAAGCTGGAACTGAACAGGCTGAGGCTTTGGACGCTGTTGCTAATGCAATTTTGTTCCTCGAGAACTACCTGTATCCTGAATGGAGCACAGATCTTGACGAAGATATCTACCTAGACGACGATGAAAATAGTGCTTGACTTTTTTAGAAGCCTGTGCTATAATGATGATATTGGTTGATGAGAAGGAAAACTCCAATGGCTCATATGATTGAAGAAGTGAATGGTGTGGCTCAAATGGCTTATGCTGGCGATGTGCCGTGGCATGGGCTTGGTGTTAAGGTTCCGAATGATCTGACGCCTGAGCAAATGCTCGATGCGGCTGGTCTCAACTGGACCGTTGATAAGGTTCCTGCCTACGCCAAGGTGAATGATGTGAACGTGCCTATCGGTCAGTCGGCTCTCGTTCGCTCGAGGGATCACAAGATCCTCGATGTGGTTTCTGATGACTGGAATCCCGTGCAGAACCAGGAAGCGTTCGAGTTCTTCAACGACTTCGTGGCTGCTGGTGATATGGAAATGCATACCGCTGGTTCGCTTCGCGATGGTCAGATCGTTTGGGGTCTCGCCAAGGTGAAGGAGTCGTTCTCCCTGTTTAAGGGCGACCAGATCGACTCCTACCTGCTGTTCTCCAACTTCCATAAGTATGGTCATTCGACTGACGTTCGCTTCACTCCTATCCGTGTCGTTTGTAATAACACCCTGACGCTGTCGCTGAACAGCAAGGTTGAGCAGATGGCAAAGATCAGCCATCGCAAGGTCTTCAATCCTGAGGACGTGAAGGGTATGCTGGGTATCGCTCACGATAAGCTTGCTCAGTACAAGGAGATGGCTTCTTTCCTTGGTTCGAAGCGTTACAATGACGAGAACATCGTTGAGTACTTCACTCGCATCTTCCCTGTGTCTGGTGCGAATGATAAGAAGAAGAAGGAAGTTTCGAAGAACGCTGAGTTGGCTCTTGACGTGCTCGAGAAGCAGCCTGGTGCAGAGTTCGCTCCTGGTACTTGGTGGCAGGCTTTCAATGCTGTTACCTATGTGACCGACCACCTCCATGGTCGTAACGCCGATAATCGTCTCCAGTCTGCTTGGTACGGTTATCATAAGGGTGTCAAGACCAAGGCTCTTGAGACTGCAGTTGAAATGGCGGAGGCTGTCTGATGCAGATAATCCAGTTTCCCACTCTCGAGGGCGTTGTTAATATCGATGGTAAGCCAGTACAGAAACCTAAGTATGGCTATCAGTATCTTCTAATGTGTAAGGATATCTTGGACGTTCTTGATTATGAGGAAGTCCTGCTTTCCATCATGGATGAAGATTACTACAAAGATACGGATCCAGAGATCCAAGCAATGGTAGATGCATATTTTACCTTCGACCGATAGGAGAAACAAATGGCACGTCGCGCAGCAATGATAGCTAAGAAGCCTAAGACGAATCGCATCTCACGTAGCGAATCGTACTTGGTCAACCGTAAGTATATGGGCGACGAGCCAGAGTTCCTTGGCGCTATGACATCAGGCGAATATGGGCTGGCGCTGAATTGGTACAATGCAATGTGCGACAATGGTGATGCACGTCAGTACATCACTGACTACCTCACCAAGCGTAACCGTAAAGCTGAGGTCAAGCTTCTTGCCAAGCTTGACAATTGCTGGGTTCCTACGACTGTAGCTTGGCGTTGCCGACTGCTTGACCGTGGCTTTGAAGTCCCGTCCGAGGGAGGCTTCCTAGAGGAGAAACTGGCAGAAGCTCTGGCCAGGGTAGCCCGAGCCGAGGAAGAGACGTCAGAAGGCTCCCTAGCCGCCTCCAAACGGTCAATTCAGGACCGTATGAGGGACCGTCAGAGCGAAATTATCGGCGATATCGAAGAACTACTCGATCTTGACAATAATGAGCTTAACCTTTACGATTGGCT